TTGGCTTTTAATTCTTTTCGTTCTTCAGATATTTTTTTACTTAATCTTTCACTAGGCTCACCAAAGAAAGGTTTCATCATACTGTCATATTGAGACTTACTAATATCTCCTGCTTTATATGCTTTAGCTGCATTTTCCCCCATTAAATTAAATAAAGTTTTTGATCCTAAAGTGTTTTGAGAAGCTTTCATATTTCTAGCTAAAATATCTAATGTTCGTTTACCATCACTTTCTCTTGGTTTAGCTTTAGGTAATATCATAGGTTCACTACCGTCTGCATATTTTACTCTGCCACCCATTGCGTATTCAGAGGTGTTAGTATTTACAAAATTGTCTACTTCTTTTGAATCAGCAGTTGTATTTAAATTTGAATAGTATTGTCTAAGATATGCTTTTACAGCATCGGGATTTCTAGAAGTTGCTTGAGCTTCTGCTTCACCCATTCCTGTTGACATTAAAGCAGCTATTGCACTTCCTCCTGCAAATTGTTGCATTCCAGATAAACCCTTTACAAAATTTTTAGCTTTACCAAACATACCCATAATGCCAGAACCACCACCAAAACCAGATGCTGGTTGTGTCATTCCCATTCTACCCAAGATAGAACCTAAACCACCACCACCCATAAGAGCGTTAGCACCGAAACCTAATATAGCTGCTTTACCTATAGGTGATTTTATAATACTTTTAACACCTTTACCTATAGATTTAACTATACTTCCTAGTCCGTAAAGTTGTCTGGGGTTTTGCATTCTTGAAATTGGCATAGTTTATTGTACAGGAAAATAAGTTTTTTTACAACTCAGAACCGGCTCCTAGGTTAAATTCTTCTACTGTTATCTTAACATCTCTACGTATATGTTCAGCCTTAGTATCTGTTCCTGAATTTTGTACATCAGCTAAAGCCTCTGAATCAGACATGTATTCTACACCTGTTACTGTATTAGTTAAGGTTACCTCACACTTAGGTGTGATAATTGGAATCTTTTTACCGTTAACTGTCTCATATCTTACTGAAGCTTCTGTTTCTATAAATGACATTTTAATCCCTGTTTATTTCTAATATTGATGCTACCACATGTAATTCATTAGCATCAGATGCAGTAACTTTCAATATTTCATTTTCTAATAATATCAATGGTTCTGTTAATAATTGTTCGGTAGTATTAGAAGCTATTGATTTTACATTAAATAAACTAAATACAGCAGCAGCTGCATTAGTTAACGTTGCTGTTAATGTTGCGGCACTTCCAGCATCATTTGATACTAACAATGATTTTATAATTGCTCTAGAGTTACTAGGTGCTGTATAAAATGTAGTAGCATTTGTTGTAGTTAAATCTACTTTTGCATTTGTATATATGTTAGCCATTAAACCACGTAAACCTTTCTTGATCTTGTTTCTGTTCGTTTAAAAACGTTGAATTTAATTGTTCTACTATCAAAGCAATTGATCTGTTAATTTGTTTTTGATTAGAAATATCATATTCTTCTTTAGGCTCGGGTAATCTAATTACTATTTTAGCCATTTTTTCCTACCAAATAGCATAATGGTTCTAATATTTTTCTATATAATCTACCTAGTAAATGTACCTTGCCTCTTGCTTCTTGTCTAATATCGATGGTTCTATGTACTGCAATGTGTTCTAATATTTTCTTAACTACTTTATTTGTTTTAGATATTTTAATTAATGGTAAGAATATTTTATGGTATCCTATTTGATATTCTGGTGCCATGTCTTTAGAATGTTTTAACCAAATTTTATTTCTAAATGATCCAAAGCCATATGACTCGTTCATCATGGTACATACTATTTTACCACCGCCGCCTGAATCGTTACCACCACCGCCGCCACCTGATCCAGGTCGTGTAGTTGTTCCAGTTTGATAAGTAGGTGTTGAAGGTTGCATTTGATAATCACCTAAATTACCACTACCTGTTCCATAGTTTGAAGGATTTGTTATACTTCCTTGACCTGCAGGGCCACCTTGACCTGTCGAATTGTAACCGTTTCCGGGATCATATCCACCACCAGAATAATCATTTTGATTTGTTCCTCCAGTAATAGGTCCAAGTCCAACAAAATCATTTTGATTTGTTCCTCCAGTAATAGGTCCAAGTCCAACAAAATCATTTTGATTTGTTCCTCCAGTAATAGGTCCAAGTCCAACAAAATCATTTTGATTTGTTCCTCCAGTAATAGGTCCAAGTCCATCAAAATCATTTAAATTTGTTCCTCCAGTTATTATTGGATCATTTCCATATCCTGAACCATAACCTTGACCAAAAGAAGCTCCATACTGTGGAGCAGTTAAAGTAAAAGCACTTGGTGCATTCATACCAGAAAAACTTGGCATAGAATCAATTTGATTTAAAGGATCAAAGCTATCTATATCCTCATCGCTATCATCTTCACCTTCTAAAGCTTCTTTCATTTTTTGATTTATAATTTTTTGAGATATGTAATCAGGATTTTTTGCTAGAGATTTGTTATCAAAAACCATATCTGCTTTAGCTTTTGCACCAAAGAAACTTGCTTCTGCTGCATCAAGAGCCGCTAACTTTGCTGCTTTTTGTTTGGGGTCTTTCATATTTTTTTCAATTACATCTCTTCTTTTATCAAAAGTTTTTTTAGTTACTTTAGAAGCATTGTAACCTGCCATAATATTTGACCCATCTGCTTTATTTATATCTCCACCATCCGATACAAATTGTCCGATATCGTTTAATTGCATTCCTGCACCTATTAATTCATTATTTAAAATAGCTGTTTGATTAACTGGAAGTTTAGATCCTATAGCATTAGCTAACATTGTCATTCCAGGAATTTTTCCCATTAAAGATTCAAGTCCTGATGTTTGTTCAACCCCTTGATAATCAGGAGTTCCAAGTAAACTGTCATTGATAGCATTTTGATATGGTCTAGTTAAATAATTAGAATTAGAATTAGAATTATAAACATTATTTCCACCACCACCGCCACCGCCACCACTAGGTAATGTTGGAGCATTAGGATTTTGAGGTGTAACAGGAGTTGGAGTTGGAGTTGGAGTAGGGGTTGGAGTAGTGGTTCCTGGTGCTTGAGTTATATCAGGCATTCCCTGATTTAAATACTCCAGTGCTAAGTCATATAAAGTTTTTGCCATTATCTTCTCCCGTCGGGTTGTACGTCAATTCTAAATGTACCAAAACGCCAGCTTTCACCTGCACCATCATTTTCTATTTTAAGGTTAACAAAACGACCTCTGGCTCTAGTATCCTTTTTATCAGTACTTGCAGTGATTGTAAAGGGGCTTAATGCTGTTGTAGTTTCTGATTGTTGAGGATATCTCTTAACTGCTAAAGTTATTTTAGCGTCTCCTTGTAAATTTTTAAAATCAGGTACAAATCTCCTAACTGCTAAGAAAGTCTCTCCTGATATTGCTGGTCCAGAAGCCTTGCCATCAGGACCTTTTTGTTTTGATTGTAGATCGAAATCATAAGATTTAACAAAAGAAGTAACAGTTGTTGTAGTACCATTTGGATTAACTTGGTCTGTTCCTACTTCATGTTCAAATAGTACTGTTTGACCTAAACCATCTTCTCCTACTACAACTGGAAAAGTACCTGAGTTAGTACTATTAAATTTAGTTGCAATAGGTTTTGGATAAATACTAGCATCTAGGTAAGTTGTTCTAGCTTCAGTTCCAGTGTACCACACCCCACCTTTCATAGCTTCTCCATAATTAAATACTACATACTGATCATTGTATTCTGAATTAGTTGAAGGGTAATACCAAATAACTTCTGTGAATAAATTATTAATACCTGCATTTATTTGTTGACCTTTAGTAGTGTCTATTTGATCATAGACATAATCTTCAACAGAACAAGGTAAAGATTTAACTGTACCATCAAACATAAAGAATCCATTGGTAGACATCCAAAATGCAACACCATCAATTTCAATAGCTGCATTCTTACCTATCAATCCACAGTTAGTGCCCACTTGTTCAAAACCAAATGTAAATGGAGCTCCAATAAATTTCATTGTATATACAGCATTATCTGTCCACACTAGAATAGTTTCTTTAGCTTTTAAAGCCCCTATAATTCTAGTTCCATCTTGTAATCTTTGAGACCCTGCCGAGTTAATAGCTGTAGGGACATAGTCATCAATATCTTCTTGTTCAGAAAATCTTATAAACATATCATCTTGCGTTGAAGGTGACCCAATAGTTATTTCAGTTCCTAAATGAATTAAATGCCTGGTTGTAGGTGAAACTAAAGTAACTCTAGTCGCCGTTGGATTATTTGCAGTTGAAAAACCTGTAGTACCTGTAGAGGCCCTTGTTGTAAATCTAGCTGCAATTCCTGCGTTCCAGGTAAAAGTTTTACCATTTGCAATAGTTGCAACTAATACTTGACCAAAATTACTCAATGACCATAAGGCAGATTCTAGAGTTACTTGAGAAGCTTGAACAGCTGAACCCCAACCTGCATAATCAGAAGCATCGGTAACTAAAGCAGAGTTACTATGTGCTGCTGCTGTTGTACCATTAGCTCCTCTTGTTGCTCCAGTTAATGTATTAGTTCCCTTACCACTATAGGTAATCAGTTCTGTACCAATTAAAATAGTTCCTGCTGTGGGAAAGCCTGTGTTAGATGTTACAGGGATTGTAGTTACGCTATTATTTATTCCTGAAGATAAAGTATTTGTTAAAGCTCCCGAAACAGTTCCGCCATATTGAGAAATACCAAAACCATAACCATAAGATTGTGCTGCTGGACCTATTTTTTCATAAGGTATAACAGAAATACTTCCTCCAGTAGATACAGTTGTTGTTGCATTAGTACTTTGAGTAATTGTAAAAGTTGTTGTTGTGGGTGCTGAGGTTACTTGAAATAGTTTATCTTCAAAAACGTTTGCGTTATAACCTGTATTACTAGGTAAAGTAACACTATCAAATAAAACAATATCTCCAGGTTCTAAATTATGAGCACTTCCTGTAGTTATTGTACAAATTGGAGAGTTCTGAACTGTTGCGATTGTTGAAGAAGCTAAAGTAGACTGTAAGGGTGTAATATCAAATAGCTGACCTTCAAAATATATAAGTAAAAATTTATCTGTACCTATTGCAACATATCTATTTCCATCTAAATCAACAAATGCAAATTCTTTTCTAGCTACTCCTACAATAGTATCTGATAAAAGAGAAGACCAACCCCCTACTTTTTCAGGTAAGTTATACCTAAATCGTACATTGTCTGAATCTACCCAACGAAACTCTGCACCTGAAGTGGTGTCCTGTTTATCAATTCCAGGTAATACTTTAAAATCAATAAGAGCCATTATCCATGCTCCTTATGCGGTGTTGGTTTTGAATGCCCAACCTCTTGTTGCATCTATATATAATAAAGTAATAGATTGACCATTAATAGCTAAAGTTAAATTACTTGTTCCTGAGTTAATAGGTTTACCATTTCTGTTAATAATACAGTTGTTAGATCCCCATGTTCCTCTAGTATCAATAATAGTTACTTCATCCCCTACAGCAGGAGATGCAGGTAAAAGTATAGTAATAGGATTAGCTGTTGTGTTAGCTAAAATTTGATCTCCTGAAACAGCTGTATAAGGAGTGTTTGAATCTGTAATTGTATTATAGCCTTTTTGAGTTATACCTTTAGTAGTATTTGTACCGTCTGATTTAACTAACATGACAGCACCTGAAGGTATTGCTAAAGCTGTTCCACTTGCTGTCAATACACTTAAAGTTCTATTTGAGGTTCCCCGAACTGTAGCATCTTCAATAATAAAAACTCTTTCAGCTCCTGCAGGCATGGTAACAGTTCTGTTTGCTGTTAATGTTCCTGTTAATTTAATATATAAATTTTTACCATTTGAAGTAGCTCCATTATCTAAAGCCAAAGTAACGTCAGCTCCACCTACAGCTAAAGATAAATAACCGGAAGAAGACTGTTGTAAAATTTGTAAATTTGTATTTGTTATAGTTCCCCAAAGACCTGCTTTTTCTCCAGTAGTTACTAATTCTAATTTTAAATCTGATGAGTATGATGATGCCATAATTTATTTAAAAGGGTTCAATTGGTGTCCATGTCATGTTTGCTCCTGGTATTATATCATTCCAAGTGATGACCCCTGCTTCTCCTGTGTTAGCTATTAGCTGTGCTCCAGTTGGATTTACTAACGCTGTTCCAGTTACTGTAACATTTCCAGTAGCAATGGTCAATGAATTTCCGCTAACATTTGCAGTAGCTCCTGCAATAACAGTAACAGTTCCTGTGTTTAATGAAGTCGCATTACCAACAACACTAAAGTTAGCATCTCCTGTAATAGTTAAAGATCCAGTTCCAAGAGTTACTTGTGAAACATCAGGAATCTCTACAATAGAACCAGCTGTAATTCCAACACTACCAATACTAATTGATAAAGCATTACCTATTACTTGAATATTTACATTTTTATCGTTAGCCGTTGAAAACGGCTCTTCTGCAAATGAAAAAAATCCAAAGAGCATAGGTTAACTCTCCTAGCTTGCTGTGTAGGCTTTACCAGCAGTGATCGCAGAATTAGAAGCAGTCATACTCTCATTAGTCCAAAAATCTTTAGCAACCATAAGTTCTAAATGTTCAACATTTCTGTCAACAGCTGATTGTCTATCAGCAGCTTCTTCGTCTGCCATTTGTGTTCCAGCAATAACTTCATTAATTAAAGTTACTGAATGTCCCATAGCTGTGTAATCTTGTGCTATATCTTCTGCAGTTTTTACGTCTTCACTCATATTATATCCTTTTAGTTAGTTGCGCATGCAACGGGTTTAGTTGTATCAAGTTTTTTAAATTCATCAAGAATTATTTTTGGTTCTACCATGTTATTTCTAGGATCGCTATCGTTATAT